AGCTATTAATCAAGAAGAGATAGATTTCTTATACAAAAGAGTCAGAACTCCAAATCAAGTCACAAATACATTTGATTTCGTTCCTAGAGATTATTATGAATGCACAGGGACATACAGCGGTGTGACTGGAGATGGATTAGTCGCTTGGTGGGACGCTAGCACTGGTATTGTAGGGGCAGGTAAGTTAGGAATGTTAGACATACATACTGTCGGTCCTTATCATTTAACAGGTAGCGGGGAATTCGAAGCTATTGAAGAAACCTATCAAGAAGGACCACAAACACTTTTACCAAACCCAACACCTAAATTTCCAAGATTTGGTGGATTTCCAGGAACTGACGGATTTAGTTATGGCAGAAACGCACAAATGTAAAGGAGAAGTTTCAGCTCTCCACAAGATAAAGGAAATAGCTCATAAGTATTTCACTAAAGAGATATGTGGGTTTCTCGGATATGATCATGAAAACAAAGAATTTATCGTCCGATTAGAGGACAATGATTCTGAAGATCCCAAATCATATTTCTTAATCAATCCTTTGAGTTATCTTCTATTTAAAGATTCTTATGATATGGTAGCTGTTTTTCACAGTCATATACTAGGAGACGAAACAGAATCAGAATTTGATGTTAAAATGTCTGATAATTGTTGCCAGCCCTTTTTGATCTACAGTCTTAACACAAAAAAAATAAATATTTATACGCCCAAAACTATAGAAGCTGATGTAAATATACTAGAAAGGATTAAGGCAGTAGCATGACACAAGTATACATACATGGAATTTTGGCTCGGGAATACGGCAATAATTTTAAATTGAGCCTACCAAACCCCAAAGATGTCTTAGAGGCTATAGATTGCAACAGAAGTGGTTTTATCAAAAGGCTAGTAGAATTGCAAAAAGAAGGATTTTGCTACGATATTATAATTAATAAAAAAAGAGTCACTCAAGAAGAACATATGACAGGGGTCAAAAACCCCGAAACAATAGATTTGGTTCCAGCTATCACAGGAGCGGGACCAATTGCGGCTTTTTTTGCTTTTTTAGGCTCGGGAACTCTTGCAGCTAACTTAGTAACTGCGGTTATATTCGCTGCGATTTCTTATGCGTTGACCCCAAAACCTGAAATGGAAGCTCTGGAAATTGAGGCAGATGCTTCTAAAAGTTCTTTAATATTTTCTAATACAGTCAACGTAGCTAGTCAAGGATCTCCAGTCCCGATTGGATATGGTAGATTAAAAGTAGGCTCGCAAGTCATTCAGGCTACAATTAAATCATTCCCTCAACATCAAGCACCACAAGAATCTTTGGGGGGAAGTAGAAATAACCCTGTTTTTGTAGGTAATAGAGTAAGCCCAATATAATGAAACATTTACTCAAAAAACTTAGCATCGCTGGCGGTGGAGGAAGTAAAAAACCTAAACCGCCTATTTATAAACCTCCAGTTATGGGGGAATTACAATACGGCGCTTCATTTAGTTATGCAGAAACCCTAGATTTAATTAGCGATGGACCTATTGAGGGCATAGTAAATGCAAATGGCAAAACCGTAGATGGATTAGAGATGTTACAAGGTATTTATTTAGATGATACCGCTGTAGCAGTAACTACAGATTCTGATACAACTGGAGATGAATTAACTACTTTAGAAACAGAAACTACAGAAACTCTTAATATGGAGTTGGATAGTACTAAAGGGATCACATTTTGTAGTGAGTTTTTTCAAGAGTTAAAAGAATCTTTTAATCGTAGCTCTGATGGAAGAATAACAGCTCTTAATTCCAATACCGCTGGAGGAATTGATTCTGATGAAGGATCTTCTAATTCAGATGTGGCTATGGTTTATTTAAGGGAAACCATATATACGGCTATAAACAGATTAGAGCGAATAACAGAACCGCTATTGCCAGCAACTACATCAGATTTTGCTGCCTACATTAGAGGTTTTGTAAAATATAGGGGTAGTGCTGGAGCACAAACTTTTGATTGGTATTTAAATGGAGAAAGACAAACTGGCTATAATGATTCTAATGCAGCGTTTCGAGACGATAGTAGAGCCAAAGGGACATTGGGTAGTCTCTTATGGGCAGATACAACTTTAGCTTCATCTAAATTTGTTTTTTCTTTTCAACCTAACCTTTCATATGAAACTGGTACAGGTTGGAGAAATAGGACAAGAATACAAAATAGTATCTTCGACCAAAACGAAGAAAAGATAAATGAAGTAGTTTTTTCAGAGCTTGATACTATTTATGGTTTGTTCGCTAATAATAACCAAGAAGGAGGAAATAGACTCCAAAAAGAATTAGCTCTAAGAGCTTTAAACCGTTTAAATTTCACCGAAGATAATATAAATAATTTAATATTTAATTATTTAAATCCAGAAGAATACGGCGGGGTTATTATAGTCAAAGTAGAAGACTCAAATAGTAATTTAAATAAATCGATTTTAGATGGGAATCAGTTATTTAATATGACTACTTTCCCAGTTGGATCGCAAACCAATTTTAATTTGATTGCCGTCATGCAGAATGCTGGCATGAGAGTTACCGATGTCACTTGTCCTGAAATAAATTCTGATGGAACCCTAACGGGGACAATGCACGGTTTTTTAATTTTTGAATTTCCAATCGAGAATGATTCTGTCAAAACTTACGCTGCTACAAGCAGAGATAGGCTTTTTGAATATGGTAATTCCCATACTTACAAAATACCTAAAGAGGTGATTAGTGCGTTAAGTGATTTAAATTCTTTTAAATACGCTAAAACCCTTGAAATAAATGAAAATATTCAACAAACAAATTCTACTGTAAATAGTTTCAATACAACTAATTTAAAATACAATTATAGTAATGTCTTAGCTGAATTTAAAAAAGGTGAAGAAACACAAGATGCATTTACATATTTTAACAAAGTTTTTATAGACCATGTTTATGATAGAGAACTTTTCGGGCCTTTCGGAACTGCGAGAGCTGAAGGAAATTCAAACACAGAGGCAGATCAAGTAAATGCTCCCCAAAGGATTCTTACTAATGTCACGATGTTACGCAGAGAAAAAGTTTTAGGCGAAACCGCGACTAATTATAATACAGATTTAGTAGATGGTTTACCTTTAAACGAGGGTAGTGATGACGAAAGAAGAGACGCTAGAGACATACAAAGGAATTATTCAAATTGGGGAGAGAATTCATTCGCAAATTTTGATGAAAGAGAAATACCTGTTATCCACACAGTATACAATCCTAATGTAGAAGAAGCATTTGTCACTTTAAATATATCATCTTTAAAAGATACTTTAATCAAAGATGTAAATAATGTTAGGGCGGGAAGAGGAAATTCAGATAATAAAGATTTATCTATAGGGAGTTCATTCCCTTCAGTTTTAAACATAAAAGTAGAAACAGGGACAATACGCGAAAGTGGAGGTCTTAAAAAACACAAAGAATACATATATCGTATAGTAGCTCTTATCGAAGGAAACACCTTAATTGATATAGGAAATCCTGATTATAAAGCTGCGACTGGTAGAGAATTTGTGGTTCAACTTAATGGCGCAGATGATAAATTGAATTATTTGTCTAGACCTTTCGAATTACCTGAATCTAAAAGTAAAAATAAAGAAGTTTTAAGCGCTGATGGTGAAGTGGGTATAGAAGCTGGCACTTTAGAAGAAGATGGCAATGAAAAAAGATATATAAAAGTTAGTAAACTTTCCTATGAAACAAACTCCGCTTTGTTATCCAAAGTTATTAATATAAATAAGGTCACAGAAATAATTAAGGTCGATCTTCCTTACCCTTATTCTGCTATAGTAGGGACAAAATTAGATTCAAGAGCATTTGGTAGTATACCGAGAAGGAGTTTCGACTGTAAATTAAAAAAAGTAAAAGTCCCGAGTAATTACTTCCCCACTGAAAGAGGCAAAGATAAAAGATATTATAATAATCAAGAACTTTTCGATAATACAAACAGAAGAAATAAATTAGTTTACAAGGGAGATTGGGATGGATCTTTTAGAGATGAATTAATATGGACAGATAACCCAGCTTGGATCTTATATGATTTACTCACAAGCTCTAGGTATGGCATGGGTACTCATATAGATAGTGACACTATTAATAAGTGGCAACTATATAAAATAGGAAGATTTTGTGATGCTGTAGACGAGGATGGATATTTTGAGGGAGTAACTGATGGAAGAGGAGGTAAGGAGCCTAGATATTCTTGCAATATTGTATTCGATAAAGGGCAAAAGATTTTTGACGCAATAAACACCATCGCATCTTTATTCAGAGGTAGAACATTCTTTAGTAATTCAGAAATTAATTTTGTAGACGATAGACCAAGAGGAGCGGTCAACTTATTCACAAACGAAAGTGTCAAAGACGGCCTTTTCTTTTACTCCAACAACAGAAGAGACGAGCAGTTCAACTGTATAGAAGTAGGATATAGAGATCGATTCGATAATTTTTCACCTAAGATAGAGGTGGTAGAAGACGAAGAAGATATTAGAGAGCGTGGTATTTTTAAGAAAAAAATAGAAGGTATTGGTATCACATCTAGAGCAATGGCTCGTAGAACTGCACAACACCAAATATTCTCCAAGATAAAAGAGAATCAACAAGTTGCCTTTACCGCAGGATTAGAAAGTCTATTATGTAAACCTGGAGATCTCGTAATAATTGAAGATGAACTAAAAACTAATATAGCAAATTTCGGAAAGGTTTTAGCTGTAGATTTAGAGGCAGAAACTATTAGATTAACAAACCAATTTAACTCTTCATCAATGAATGGGGTCTTGAGTGTTTACAACCCTACAGGTTCTGATTCTTACGAGGAATTAAATTTAATAGCTAATTCAAGGAGACAGAGATACGACAGTTTTACAGTAACAGGTTTAGTTGGTAATAGCTGGTCAAAATACACAGGAGAATATTCTTTTTCTGGTTACACTCAAGGATATTCTGAAGCGACTGGAAATAATAGTGTGAAATTCCAAGAATATGCAGCTTACACAGGTCTACCCGAAAGTGGCACAATGGTTTACTTTGACACGGGTGTCACTGGTTGGATTTTTGCCTCTGGAACAGGAGAAGGTAATGCAAGCGCTATTGATTTAAGATCTGGTGATTTAATATCTGAATGGACTGGTGCTCAAACATTATCTGATTTTAATACTGGTAAATTAGCTGTATATAATATGCCAGCTAGGACAAGAGGGGCATCTACCGTTTTTAGCGGTATAACTGATTTTGAAGTCTCGACAAGAGGTATAACTGAATCTGAACTTTCTGTAGCAACTCCAGATCAAATATCTATTTTAAGTGTTACAGGGTCTGTTATAGATCAAGATTATGGATCGATAGTTTCTGGCTTCAGTGACCCAAGCATATTACCTTTTGTTAAATTAGGTAGTCCCGCGAAATTTGAAATAAAACAAGCCAGCCCATTTTTCTATAAAGTCATTTCTATGCAGGAGGAAGCCACTAATGAATACTTGGTTACTGCTACGAAATACGATACAGGCAAGTTTAATTTAATTGATAAAAATATAAGTATAGAAAACGAAGTAAATACCTTTAGTTATCAAGTAGCTCAAACAATCAATGGAGTCACATATAAAACATTAGATGCTCCCACTCTTGACAATGTTACAACAGGAGTCCCTAACGCTTCAGATGGAACCTTCACTATCACAGGCATGTGGACTGGAATCACTCCAGCTAACACTGTCACAGGATATAATATGGTTTTAGGTTTACCTAATGGGCAATCTTTAAGTGAATTTATAACAACTACTGGAGGAGAATTTACAGGGCTTAATCAGGTAGGTGTATATAACTTTAAAGTGAATGCATTAGGAAATAGAGCTGGCAGTGCAGGTAATGCATATTTCGATTCCGACTACGCCTCATCAGGTATATTTGTCCTTTATGAAGAATCTCTGACCTTTTCTAAATCATTTTTAGATAGAATAACCATCCTATAATGAACCAAACAGGCTACGCAGTATTAAAAATACCCAAGAATGGAGCGGCTTTTGCATACGCAAAAGAAGCTAGAGAATACGCTACTGGAGCTACAGGTGCGGGGGGATATTTACATGCAACAGCAACCGCTGAACAATGGAGTGATGTTCGGTTTGTGAGTGCAATTGGAATAGGTAGTAGTATTTTACCTGTATCGATGGGGGCTTCGATATCGAACGTTTTTACTGGAGTGGCTACTGTCATTGGTGGGACCACTCCTATTGGAGATTTAAGATCAGAGGATGGCCCTTATGTTGAGGTTGCCGTAGGAAGTAGTTCTGTTCACTATATTAAAAAAAACCAAGAATATGAAGCAGCTTTTTATGCTACATATATAGGAGGAACTAATTCATCACCAACAAAAATAGGAGTCGGAACGACCGCTGGTGATATCACTACATATGGATATTTTGAAGGATCTTTTACGACCAACGATATTCATGAATTTCAGACATCTTTTACTGCTGACTCCACAGATTTATCAAAAATTACAACTGGAAGTGGAGTTTACACTGAAGGGGCTGACATAACTTTACAGTTTAATATTTTAAACAGAAATGGAGAGCAGTTATCTTCAGCGGCACAAATAGCTGCTGACCCATTTGTAAGTGGGCAGAAAATAAGTATTTTAAATACAGATGGAACTGTAGCTTTTGCAGATTATAGAATTGGTGGAGACTCTACTTTTAGTTTTTCTAGTTCGCAAAACATAGATGTTTTCGGGACTTTCACTAGAAACTTTGGAATAAGAAATGAAGTAGTGAACCAAGACGGGGGTGTTCATACCAGTGAGTTTTACTTATATGCGAACACGGCTACTTTCGATAAAGTTTTTGTAAGCTCTTCAGGACAAACAGTTCTGAATGAGACTTACTCGAATCATAACCCTCCAAATACTGGGAGTATAACCTCTGCTGCTGATAGAGCTGATGCTATCAAGTATTTTAACAATCAACCCATAAATGATTCGGGTG